CTCAAAGACCACATCGTCACCGACGCCAAGGCCGATCAGTGCGGCCGCGGTCTCGTCATCATCCAGTTGCCATTTGCGCGTGGAACGCGTCGGGACCAGTTCCCAACCTGGGATACGCACCTGGCGCTTGAGCTGTTCAACCGCGTAGCCTTGCAGCGCGTTGATCCAGGCGGACGCGCGTTCGGCAATGTCCAGCTGCTTGGCCAGGTCATCAGGATTGTCGGGGAGTATGTTGTCGGTGAATTCACGTTTGGCCATCTCGACCGCGTCCTGCTGTAAACGGGGACACGCGTGCAGCGCCGGGCAGAAACGGCACCATGGTCCCGGGACCAGTGGCGCGTTGTCCTGCGCGCACGCCTCGACACCAGGCACCAAAACGTCATCGACCCACATCAACAGATCGACCACGTCGATTTCCCAGCTGCGGATCGGCTCGTTGCCTGGCGCGTTCGGCTGCACCACGGTGAGCTTGATGGTTCGGAGACTGCGCTGCTGATTGTCCGGCAGTTGTGCCAGCACACCGGCAGCGTAGTAGAGCAGCTGCGGGTTTTCGCGCGGGTTGACCTTTACGCCGGAGCCGTTCTTGTAATCGATCACTTCCAGCGTCTCGTTCATAATATCCAGCAGCGCCACGTCGACGCGGCCAAACATCAGGACCGGTGGGGGTTTGGTCGGTGGAAAGTAGCTGTCCAGTTCAACCTGGAATTCGACGCTGACCCAGTCACTCTGATGTGCCGCGAGATGCACGTAGCGCAGCATGACGTTCACGCCGTCGATGAGTGCCTGATCAACGGTGATGGTGTGACCCTCACTGGACCACTCCCGACCGGCTTCGGATGGCGGCAGAAGCAGTGAACCCGGCGCCCCACCCTGTTCCAGGGCTTCGGTCAAAGCCTTCTCGATGTAGTTGTGCGCGAGGGTCCCGGTCGCGGCGTAAATCGACGAGGGCCGCGGCGGCGCACTCACGCTCTGCTGGAAACTGCCAGGGCAGTTCAGCCAGCGATGCGCGCCAGACGCGCCCAAGAGTGAGTGCGCCGGCAATTTCATTGACGCAGGCCCACGCCCTGCACCAGCTGCATCGCCTGCTGATAGAAGCTGTGGCCCTGATCGACCGGCACGTCGTAGAACTTGGCCACGTTGAACCGCTTCTGGAGTTCCTTGACCTCTTTGACATGCCCGGCGGCATAGGCTTCGCGCATCAACGCGAGCGCCTGGTCCTTGGCTTCGCCAGGCGACATGCTCGGCTCGGTCAGACCCAGGTCGTCATCGGCATCCGGGTGGTCCCCGGCGCCATTGGTCCCGGCCACGTCCACCGGCGGTGACTGCACACCACCCGACACACGGGTTGGCTTGTTGTCGGACTGGGCGGTCTTGCTGGCCTTCGCCGCGCGGGCATTCGCGGCCTGTTGCTGACGCTGCGCTTTCAGGCTCGCATCAGTGCCGGCCTGCGCCTGCGCTTGCTGGCTTACGTCAGATGGCAGGCCAGCCGGCACCGGCGGCGCATCGGTCAAGGCGGCTCCCTGGAGCCACGCTTGCATTTCGGGCAGCGTGTCGAAGGTCAGGCTGATCTGCACTTGCATGTTGGTCCCCTTGGAGTTCACTGATCTCTGACGCCTTGCGCCGGAACGTCCGCATGATGCGTTCGTCCAAACTTCCGGGCAGGTAGAGGAAGGAAGCCAGCACGCTGTCGCGCTGGCCTAGTCGGTGGGCGCGGCAGATCGCCTGGACGTTCTCGCCTGGCACCCATGATGGTTCGACAATCGCCACCTCGTTTGCCGCGGTCAGCGTGATCGCGGTCCCGGCGGCGAGGATTTGACCGATGAACAGGCGCACCCGGGACCGGTTCTGGAACAGCTCGATCGCGTTGCTGCGGCCCGCGGGACCGGTCTCCCCGGTGATCACCACCGGATCGAATTCCTCCAGCCCGCGGCGCAGATGCTCGATCACCGAGTGATGCCACGCGAACAACAGGAGCTTGTTCACGGACTGCATGCGCTCCTGGACCCAGGTGATGGTGGGCTGGACCTTGAGTTCACCGAGTTCGCGCCGCAGCGTGGTGAGCTGGCCGTCCGGGTTGTGCAGCGCCCGGATCAGCAGATCGTCGTTGGCCTTGGTCAAGGACCAGGTCAGCCGCTGCGCCAGGCTGCGGCTCAACGGATGCAGTGTATGGTCCCGCGGTGGTCCCAGCGGAATGTCCTGCACGATGAGCGGCGGTAACTCGGGCAAGACCTCAGCTTTGCGGCGGCGCAGGACCACCGGCGCGAGGGCTTTGCGCAGCTTCGCCTGGTTCTTCGAGCCGGAGACCTGGCGACCGTGCACGGTATCGACGTAGCGGGTGAATTCTTCCTCGAATTCGACCTGGTTCATCGGCCGGTTCTTGGCGCGCAGCATCGCCGCCTTGGGCCAGAACGTGCGGATATGCTGATACAGTTCGCCGGCATGGTTGGGCGTCGGCGTGCCGGTCAGCAGGATCACCCGCTGGCAGGCCGACTGCACGCCCTCGTCGCCGCCCACCGCGCCATACACCGCCTTGGTGCGGTTGGACGGGTTCTTGAGGTAGTGCGCCTCGTCGACGATCAGCAGGTCCCAGTGGGTTTTCTGGAGGTATCCCGGGACCCGGCTCTCGTTGGCCGACATCTCGTCGAAGCCGACGATGAGGACCAACGGTCCCGCGTGCCCAACGCACCGCTGGGTGGCGAGCTGCGGGGTGCCAGGCTCGACGATGAACACCCGGTCGGACCAGGCAGGCAGCCATCGGGCGATCTCCTGGGACCAGACCTGGCGGGCACCCGCCGGGCACACCACCAGGACGCGTTCGGCGTTCAGCTGTTCGGCGGCGGCGAGTGCCTGGCGCGTCTTGCCGAGGCCAGGGTCATCACACAACAACGCCGCGCGGTGACGGGACAGGACATGGCACAGCCAGGCGATCCCAAAGCCCTGGTAGCTGCGTAGTGGTGCAGACATACCCCTCCCCTCACAGCTTGTGATGCCCGTATAGGGACAAACTGTGTCTTTTGGCGTCTAGGGGCTAATGGTGTGTTGGATGCTTTGTCGTGTCAAGCAGCAAAAGACACTCAGCAGGACAAAACTACTGACGGGACCCAAACAAGGCCAGCAACGCTGCCTCAGCCCGACCGTCGTCGCTCACCCGGATGAATGACTGGGCGTTGGCGGGGAATAAGCGTGCAGCGATCAGCCGCGCCTCGTTCTTGTCGGCGCCAAGGTGCAGGGCGCGCTTCCATTCGTTGGGGGTTACAAAAGTAACAGGGACCTGGAGGGCGGCAAGCACACCGCGGACCAGTCCATAGGCAAGACCAAACGAAAAGCTGCTGGTAACGCCTTGTCCCGGCAGTGAATGCACCCGCTCGACCCACGCACAGTCGGGTTCGTAAGTGCGCACCAGGTCGGCCAGCCAGGTCTCGCTCACCTGGCGGCGTCTGGCTTTGCCGGTGCGGACCAGGGCGCTGGGCATGTCGGCCAGGACCAGGGCGTCCAGGTCGGTGTCCAGCATGGCCAGCGCACCGGTGGCGCCGGGATCAACCCCGAGAACGCGCACGGCTCACCGTGACCAGCTCCTCATTGTCGATCAGGAACTCGCGACACTGCCGGCCTTCACGTTCGACCACATAGAGGATCATCCCGACATACTTGGCGGGGATTTGCCGGCGCTGCCACATCTGAACCTGATTGTATTTCAGCCCGTGATCCGGCTGGTGGCGGTCCAACACATCCAAGAGGCCGCGAGGACCTTTAAAAGTCCTGAACACATGCTTTACATCAAGTGTGACCATTTTGTTAAAGCCTCCCCTGATGGCAGGACGCGTCGGTGTCCCGTCTGAGCGCGGTGATCTCACCTGTCATTCACAACAACTATACACAGAACGGGCGTCTGTCACTATCGGTGGTGTAACACCACAAGTTGTTGTGTCGGCTGGTATAATGTGTTATCTAATCGCCAGAACACCACATCTTCACCACGAAAACGTGTGCGTTCGTCAATCGCTTAACGATGTTTCGCCAAAGCCCTGATACACCCGGAAAGGCACCGAACCATGACTGCTAGAAAGAGAGAACTGCCTCTTGCACCCCCAGAGAATTTTAACGACGATGAGGTTACACCACAAGTTGTCCAGGGGGAGACAAATGACACAACGCAAAGACACTGGCTCCGTCAACCTGGCGTTAATACAACGTCAACAGCACAACAACAGCAACAACACCCACCCTTCGCTAAAAGCGGGCCGCAGCCACCCCGACAGGAATATCTCCCGTT